GTGAGATTCACCGTAGCCACCGACCTTGTCGTACACCCGCACGTAGTCCACCACCAGCTCAGCCGGAAAGTGCGTCTTCGGGCTGGGCGCGCCGGGGAAGTTGCCCCCCACGGCGACGTTCATCACCAGTACAAAGTGAGTTGAAGATAATATAAGCATTAAAATGGCAGAGCTGGATGATTTGAGAGAAGGATTGAGGCAACATGAGATCAATGTCAAAATTGACAAGTCAGGTAATGATATGATAGGGCCAGATTATGGAATAGGCATACGAGAAGTTATACTGTCTACACAATACACTAAGAAGAAGGTGTTATCTCTATATAACTCCTTGCCATCTGGGCTCACTACCATGGTTGATCTGACCAGATGGGCATTGTCATGGAAATCAAGGGCTGATAATGTCAATTTGATACATGAACCACAGTCAGAGAATCATCTGAATCATGCAAAGGGTTTGCTGCATTTGAGTTTGCTATTGATGCACAGTGGATGGAAAGTCCATTTGATAGAATCCACTGATGTCCATGATACTAGAATTCTAACAGATGTTGATCTAATGGTTTCGAAAAACAATATATTGGTTGCCATTGATTACACTAACTCATGGCATTTAAATCATAATAATTCTGAGTTTCTGGATTTGCATGGAGAAGATGTGGTATCATTTTGTGAGGATGTGCCAGGCAATGATTTCTTGAGGTCTAAGCTGAAGAAGCTGAAAACACTTGTACCAATGGCTGATGATCATTGTGTGATGAAGATTATGGACATGGAATGGTCTTATTTGAGTATCATCATAGAAGATGGCCATGAAAGTGAGAGGTCCAGCCATGTTGATAAGGCTGAAAGATATGTAAATCTATGTATGGACCTTAAGGTAGGTGATGTCAAGGAACTTCTCCAATTGAGTGTGGAGAGGGCTACTAAGATGCCAATTGATGAAAACCAAATACGACTGTTAGATGGATTGGATGGTCTTTATGATTTGAGAGAATGTGCAAAGTCATTAGAAACTAATGATGTGGGGTCCCTTGATTATCTGGACAAGTTGAACAGGGAGGTGTTAAGTACCAATCAACGCCATGATTATTCATTAGATGAATACGACAGGTTCAAAAAAGGGACTGTGAAACCATCATTTTACACACCATTGATAAGACGATCATATGATAAACATGAACCTGACAAATTGAAACATTGCAAGACAATGATTAACAATCTTTTAAAGGCCTCAAAGACTCTTCCAATAATGACATTAGCAGCATCATTGTGTGTAGATGACAAACCACATCCAACGCAGGAAGAGGTGTATAGGTGGAGAATGAAGGTGGTGGATCCCAGATGGGGCAGTTTTACCTTGACAAGAAAGTCATCCAAGGCTGACATCAACCAGCATCACATGTACACTTTGGTGGTGAATGATACCTATGAAAACACCAATGAGTTTTTTATGGGTAGTGAATCCAAAAAGTCTGGTAGGATGATAAAGCAGTATTATGGTGAAATAAGGACCAAGTCTAATGTCATGAACAACCCAGAAGAATATTTAGACATTGCTGCAAATTCATTCTACTCATCAGGAGAAGAGTCGCATTACACCAAAATAGTAAAAAACCTAGTAAATGACTCAATGCATGAGGGTGAAGTTTCTAATTTGATGAGAGGGATAGCCACTACCACATTAGAATTTTTAGATGGATCACTGTCATCATACTTTGAGTGCCATCAAAAGGTCTGTTTATCACTATTGCACATGGAGAAAGTATCAGACATGTATTATCCATCTAAGTATGTCCCAAAGTCAAGATCAGCTCACAAAACTGACATATATATAAGCAATGTGTCTGGTCGTGAAGCTACAGTCATTTCAACAGCATCATATAATCATTCCAAAACAAACAATTGCTCTCTGGTGATTGAAGGTGATTTGCATTCCATAGACCACAATGGGGTGTTGGTTGCTCGGCACTTTTCCACATCAACCAGATGGTTTGATATGAGTAGGTCCAATCTAGACTGGGGAACCAAGATGTTTTCAACCATAATGTCATACATGACATTAGTATGTGACACTCACCTTTCTGCCAAGTCTCCAGAATATGATACCATATTGTACAAGGACTGTTTGTATGGAGCATTTTTGATAGCACTCAATGACACAAAGTTTTGTCAATATATTAATAAAACAAATGTCATGTTCAAAAACTCAGTTGGGTTGGCCAATGGAACATGCGATTTGTATGAAAAGGCAGAATGGTATGAGCCCAAGAAGTTTTTGTGTAGGTTGTATTGCATCAGATTGATTAAAATGACTACCTGTTTACAATTGTTAAAAGCCAACAAGGACCTAGCTACAGCTCTATCAGATGTAGACACTACATATCTCGGAGAAAGGAAACATGGTGGTAAGAAAAAAATATGGAGAGTGTCATTTCCAGCAGCAAGTCGGCATTACAACACTGTCTTGTCTCAGTACAACTTTGCTAATGTATCATATGGGTTTTCCAAGACAAGACACAATTTGACATTATTACAGTCCCAAGTTTTGAACAAACAAATCAAGTCAAGAAAATCATATGTTGAATACCGGAAAGATCCCAGGCCGACAGATATGGAAAATTTACCAGAGCCTGCAGTAAACAACATAATGTCCATATTCAGAGAAAATCTGTTTATGGACTCTATGGGTGGTCAACACAAGCCATGCCATCTCACAGTCATGCTTGGAGCAATGGCATCATTGGTTGATGTCCACAATGAATGGATCAATGAATCAAAGGTCTTAAGAGATATAGTTGATTCAGAGTATTTGCAAGCAGATGTGTTTCACAATATAAAGATACATGATGCTCTGAACAATAAAGCTTCTGTGGTAGATTATGGATGTGGAGGTGTGGTGCCACCCAGATTGAGGTCCAAAGTCATAAAAGTGCCCAAGGATCCTAGGAAACCAAAGGGTGAAAAAGTGGAAAAAGTGGTCACATCCCTAGACAACCAATCAGACAAGGCCTACTCCACTTTGTTCATGTCTATATCTGATTACATGAAATCAAAAAAGCCAACAGCATACACAGACATACAAAAAGAATTGAGTGATTTAGAGTATCAGAAGCCAAAATTGTCTAATGATGATTTGAAGAGGGTTCTCAAATCTCACAATGTGCTATGGCCATTAGTCATACATTTAATATCAAATCATGCATCCATGGTTGCTAGGATGATACACAAGGATGATCAAAAACCACGAGAGATTGCCATAATGAACATAGCCCTACGATTAGTGGCATTGTTCATTGAGACTATGGCCCGTGCTGTACAGAGGATAGAACATGATGCAGGAGATTATACCAACATAATTGAGTGTGCAGACAAAGATGACAGGGTGGTTCAGACATATAATGAACACAAATCACTGTGGATGACAGAATGCAGTGTGATGTTCGACAATGAGGACAAAAGCGGTTGGGGACCACATCAAGACCCAATAGTGCACTTCATCTGCCTCCGTTTCAGGTGTACATCTACTTTGCAATCCCAATTTCTTAAAATGCTTGTCAAATCATTCATGTCCAAGATATTTAAGGTTCCTGATGATCTTTATCTCAAAATGAAGAATTCAGATCCATCCAAGTATGAAAATCCCACAAACGAGGTAACTAGGGCATATAAACATTTGTCAAAAGACATACCAAATGTTTACAACCATGACCGAGCTTTCTTGTATGCAGATGAAGGAATGTTTCAAGGCACTTTGTCAGTGTCATCATCATGTGGAGCCAGTGACTGTGCACGACTTAGCAATCTAATGAATGCAGTTGCATTGGAGGAATATGACTTCCGATCTATATCACATGTCACCTCAGACGACTCCACTAGATTCATGTCATATGTGTGTGCCCCTGATGAAAGGACAGACATATTAAAAAAATCTCTATCCATACATACCATTGTGAGCAATAACTATTCATACAAGAGGAATGTGTCAGACTCTGTGCAAACTCCATTTGTGGCTGAGCTAAATAGTATAGACCACACATCAGACGGTAGAATTGAGCCATCTATAAAATCTAGGATAGCATTTATGAACTATTATTATGAACCTGATATGTATTTGTCTGCAAACAACATAATAAATCTTACTGCAGAATATGTTCGGAAAGAATCTAGCATCATGGGGTCATATTGGGTCATGTTGCTATTGTCTTTCAATCATTTAAATCACTTTGGATTGTATGGACATTATATGGATATTGGACATAAGATATTTGAAAAACCATTGGAACTTGGTGGATTGCCAACTATAGATCCTATTATGACTGTGGCATCATCATCTATGTCCAATATGGTAAAAAATTATGGCAATGAGTTTCACACATGTTATGCTGTTATGAATGATATATACAAGAACCCAGAAAAGTTGACCACTGATTTGACTGATAAAGAAATGGCTGAGTACAGAATAAGGTCTGAAATCCCAAGGTTCACCCGCAGTAATATAACCAATATATGTGTCCGTGACAAAAAATCAAAAAGACTCATACGTGAACTTGTAATGTCCCTGCCAGACATAGAATTCATGACACTTCGGTATCCTGGACCATCTCCACTTAAGGCACTCACATCCAGTTTTGCTAGGGAAGACAACTATTATCAAGAATCTTCATCATCTGTGAGATACAAGAATGGAAACACTCCATTTGAAGCAAAAATATTTTATGTGAAGACAGATCTATACCTAGGACTTCCTGATAAAGAAAGGGTGTCAAGGAAAGAGATATTGGAGTATTCTAAGAATCTTACAATAAAGGATGATTGCATACATTATAAGAAATATGCCACAAATTTAAGGTCTGAGAAATCTGACATTACTGAATTTTCCAAAGAAATACATGACTCATATATGAACAATATCCAATCAATGTCAATAGAAAAGATAGTAATGCAGCCAAAGTCTTCCACCAAAATCAGGATAGCAGATCATAGAACCACACATGATGACTTTGTGAGATCAGTTGAAGCATTTGAGAGGGACCATATGCCAATTGTGTTTGGTGGAAAGAGTGACATCCATCCCATTATATTTGCAGAAGCATTGGAATCGTACAAATCCAAAGCACAAAAGGTCATGTCTAGGGTCCAAAAAGTGTTTGTGAGTGTAGATCAGACACAGGAGGGAAAAGCTGTTGAACAATTGCTGATTGCCACAGAATTCATAGAGGGCTCTAAGATTGTACTTAAGAAGCCACATTACTCACATAGGACAGATAGGAGATCCAGAACACTTGAGAGTACAGCTGAATGGCTACGGGCGGAAAAGAAAATAGTGAATGGACCGATCACTTTAGAAGATGCCATAAGTGGACATACAATATCCGGAGTCATTGATGTTTCAATTCTTTCCACCTTCCATAAAGATAAAAGCAATTCCATAGAAGTTGATCCCATTGTTCTGAAGGCATCATGTGAGCTATTATGGAATGCCTCTATGTGCAATCAATTGAATGTGGGTGAAGACAATGTCAAGTTTACAACAAGCAGACCATTGTTTCCTCACAGATCCACAATATATAGATATGCTGGAATTGACGTCCGACAGATGCCACTTGTGACCAAGGATCTTTACACAAAGTCTGAAGTGATATCATACACCGGGAAAGTTTATGACCATTATGTGACATACTGGAAAGGTGAAGAAACCCCTTTGAGAGACACAGAAAAAGATAGGTACCATTACTATGACATGACTGGAAGAGAGAGATTTGAAGTGGAACTTGGAGAGATACATGGAATTATGTGTTACAAAGTGGGTGATCATATATTGTTGATACTAGACCAGTACAAAAACTCGTTAGATGCTATACCAAGCATAATATCGCAAAATGACAATAATCTTGTGACTCTTGACCTGGTGGAGCAGGAAATGATGGTAGATGAAGAGTACAGAGGGATCTTACAAGACATCAATATGTATTACACAAACATAGATATAGCAGACACTGAAGAGCTAATGGAAAGGAGGATAGACGATATTGGTAATCCACCAGTTTATCTTGGTCCAGATGATACTTCTAATGGAGATTTTAGTCTAGATGATTATGATAGTGTGGACAACATCATCATGACATTGAATGCAAACCTAACTAGCAGGGCTTCTAGTGTCACAGTGGAAGAGGTTGTCTATGAATCAGAAACTGACTCAAGTGAAGACACTAGAGATGGTGCTGGTAGTGGGGAGTCAATCTCATCATATGAGGAAACAACAATGGCATCTACCATGGACAATCCATTATTTCCATCATCAGAGATAGTGAACATGATAAAGGATGAGAGCATAATGATATTGGTGGGAAGACAACTAAAGGTCGCCAAGAGAGAACTTAAGAAAAAAAAGATAGAATCAAAAAACTATTTGTTTGCTATCAAGTTGTTTCCTGACATGCCAACAGACTTAAAAAACTCATTCCACCATGACAGTAATGCCGTGTTGAATATGTTTGAATCAGTGAAGGAACATTACAATGATGGACCACGATACTATTTTTTTAAGGCATATGTTCTCAATGCACTAAGGCAGTGGGTAGGCTCAGACTATATGTCTAAAGCTAGGGATTTGGTAAATGTGCGAAAGGAGTCTAAAACAATTGGGTATGACTCTGATTCTAGTGGTGATGGGTCATATGCTGATGGTGACTGGTATCTCATGAGTAAATAATGTGACATGGTTTGTGTTACTTTGTGTTAATGTTATACTATATTAGGGGGGTGTCCGGGTTGCAAAAAGTAGTCTGACGGTGTCGTCCAATGGACGACAATAACCGGGCAGGGTTATTAGAACAGTTACTACACAAGATCAAAGCCAACAAAAGCAAAGGGGGACACAAAGTACTGCGAGAACCGCATAGTGCACTCGTGTCCCGATCTTCGCATCATGCATAGTTCTTCAGTAAAGAAGAAAGGAATCCATGCTAATATCTCGTCTCTT